AATATCGCGGCGTTTTGTTTCGTCGCACCCGCCCGCAAATCACGCAAGAAGGCGGCGTGTGGGACGAATCCCAGTCGCTTTATCGATTGCTCGGCGGCCACCCAAACCAGACAACGCTCACCTGGAGATTTCCTCCCGGTTCGATAATTGGCATGCGCCACTGTCAGCACGAAAAGGACGTTTTCAACTACAAATCTATGCAGGCCGACGTCATCATTTTTGAGCAACTCGAAGAATTCACCGACAAGCAATTCTGGTATCTGTTGAGCCGGAACCGCGGATCGAGCGGGATTCACTCGTACGTCCGCGCCAATTACAACCCGCAGCCAGGCTGGCTCGCGGATCTGCTGCAGTGGTGGTGGAGCCCGGTCACTGGCTATGCGATTAAAGAGCGGGCCGGCGTCCCGCGCTGGATGTTTCGGCACAACGACAAAATCTATTGGGACGGCACCCGCGAAGGCTTGCGCGTTCAATGCCCGGACGCAACTGATTTTGACCCCAAGAGCGTCACTTTCATTCCGGCCACGGCGGACGATAATCCGATCGGGCTGGCTAAAAATCCAGGCTACAAGGCCACGCTGCAGGCTGGGCGGTTTGTCGACATGGAGCGGCTGCTCAAGGGCAACCACCTCATCGTCGACGACGCCGGCGCAGAATTCCCGGCTGAGTACTTCGAGGATATTTGGACGGAATTCTGGCCGCAGTTCGAGCTCTCGGCCGTGGCGGTCGATGCGAGCGAAGGTGGTCGCGACGGCGATTATTCCGCGGCCGTGTTTGGCGGGCTGTTCAAAGGCACGATCTATGTCGATTCGGACATTCGGCGGCGCCCGATTCCGGAACTGATTGCCGACACGGCTTCGCTGTGCATTGCCAACCGGTCCCAATCGCTGGCCTTTGAGGGCAACGGGTTTCAGAAGCTCATCGCGCCCGAGTACGAGCGGTACATTGCCGCGCATTCGCTGCCGATCCCTAGCGCTGAAATCATCGAAAACTACGGCGTCAAGAAAGAAATCCGAATCAAGCGGCTCGGCGGCTGGCTCAAGGGCAAGCGGTTCAAGTTTCGCCGCAATGCGCACAACGAATTGCTGCTGCAGCAGCTGCGAACATTCCCCTTGAACGATCACGACGATGGGCCGGATGCACTCGAAATGATGCTTCGGCAGCTCAACAAAATGGCAGCGGAACTGATGGAGGGCGTTGAATAATGGCCAGCGAACTAGCAATTGCGGAATCTGACGCCGAGGTGATCCGCAGCGTCGAGCGCCTGATCCGCGAGGCCGCGTCCGATATGAGCGGCGACTGGTCGCTGATTGGAAGCGGTAATGCGCCGGCGACACACACGGGCGGCGTTTCGTTCCGCAGCCGTCGCGTGACATCGATCTTGGATCGCGAGGACGGCCGTTATTGGCCGTATTACGAGTTTGAGTATCAGCTGCAGGCGCAGCGCTCGGTCTGCCGGCAGCTCGGCACGTTCACCGCGATCGCCGTGGGCGCTTTGCAGGCCCTAAACGTCTACGTCATGGGCGGCGATTGGGAATACAAGGTTATGGCCAAAGACGCCGATTCCACGCCGGCTGGGCTCGTCGACGAAGTGCAAAGGATCGTCGACGAGATCCTTGAGAAAAACGATTTTGTTGGTCTGCTCGATAACGAGGTTCACGACTGCAGCCGCGAGGATGGCGACTCGCTCCTCGCGATTTATGAAGCGCCAGACACCATTTGCGACATTCGGCGGATGGATGCCGACGTACTGCGGCAGCCGCTTGGCACGGGCAAACTCAACCGCTGGCTGGGGCTGGACTGGCTCACGCCGTCCGGCAAGCCGGCGGCCAGTTGGGATTTCGGCGTCGTCACCTGCTACGACGAGCGCATGAAGCGGATTGATCATGCGCGGCCGATTGGCTATCACGTTGTTTTTGACGACGGCGGGACCGAATACGATTTTCTGCCTGCATGGCCGATGCAGGGAAGCGATCTCAGTGACCGCTGCGGACACCTGATCAAGACACCGGGGATTCCCCGCGCCGCCAAACGCGGCTGGTCCGCCTATCTGCCCGTCGTGGTGGATCTTGAGCGCGAGGACAAGATCAATACGAATATGTCTGTGGTGACGGCCGTGCTGTCGGCCATCGCGTGGTGGGAAGAGTACCCCGAGGGCACGACGCGTGATAAGGCTGAAAGCTCGATTGCCACGGCCATCGATCAGTTCTCGCAATCGCTTGCCGCCAATCGTAAGCCCGGCGACACGCGGAACGTCCAAGCTCTCCGGCCCGGCTCGGTTCCCAAAATCTCTGCCGGCCGGAAACTCCAGCCGCCGCCCATGGGCCAGCGCGGCTCCGATGTGTTTATCGAAGCGCGCCAGGCCATACTGCGCCGGATCGAAACTCGCTGGCTGATGCCCGAGTATATGATCACGGCGGATGCGTCGAATGCGAACTACGCCAGCACGCTCGTCAGTGGCACACCATTCATCAAGGCCCGCGAGAGCGAGCAGAGCACATACGCGCGTGATTTCAAGCAGGTCATCCTTAAGGCGCTCAAGTTTGCGCATGACGCCGGCCGCTTCCGCCAGTTCGTGGGCTGCTGGAAAGATTTGACGGCGGCTATCGACCTCATCATTACCCCGCCCGCGATCGCGACCGAGGACAAGAAAACACTCCTCGAGCAGTTATTCGGCGCATTCGAGATTGGCGCGATCGATGCCAACGAAGTGCGCGTGGGCCTCAGGATGGAGCCCAAAGAAGAGTTGGAGGGCGTGAGCGGCACGAACAACTCGGCGCATCCGGCTCCCCAGCCCATGGCGATTGGTGCGGACGGCTTGCCGGTACTGCCGAGCGGGTTTGCCCGCAAGAAGCAACTGGAATCTATGGCCGCAACCGCGCTTCGCGAGATTGCCAGCCGCCGCAAACTTAGCGAGCGAAAGGTTAAAGCAACGTGATCAACTTCATCAAAGCCAAGCACCAGGAAACCGGCCGTGACTTTATCGCTGCCGACGTTCGCGTTCAAGAGGTATTGGACCCACTGGATTTGTTGCGCGGGCTCAAGAAGCAGTTCCCTGAGCTTTGGAAGCAGGTGAATCTCGAACTCATTCTGCCCGAAGCGGTGCAGCCGGTGAACCGGATTGCGGCGCAAAACGGCAAGCGCAACGGCGGGTGACGTGACGACGACTCTAGATGAAATCCGAGCTGACGGCGAAAGGGATTTAACCGCCCTGTTCGCATCGCTCGACGAGCGCCACCGCCGGATGCTCGAGAACGCGATCGGTGAGTACGGCACTGTCAGAAACATCCCCGATTCGTTTTGGGCACAGTTGAGCGAGGATATTCGCACTGCGAAGGATGACGAAAACCGCACGGCGGCCGGAATCCTGCTTTTGATCTTGGCCGATTCCGACGAATGGACCGCCGATCAGATGGCGCGGCAAGGCGTGCGCGTGCCGGCACTCACGCCGTCCGAAATGACAGACTATTCGCTTGCGATGGCGGGGCGGATTGACGACTTGGCTAATTCATCGGTCAAGACTCTACGCAATCGGCTCACTCGCAAGGCGCAGGATTCGCAACTGACCGGGCCCGGGGAAATTGGAGAACTCACGGACGAAGGGCTGGCGCAAGCGCTGGATGACGTGCTCACCGATTCACGCATCGAGACGATCGCCACGGACCAAACGACGCAAGCGATTACAGCCGGGCAGCGTGGGGCTGGGGACCGTGTAGCTGGTGGCGAAGGTGCCGAAGCCGGTGCCGGTGGCTTAACCGTTGCGCTGATATGGCGCACGGAAAAAGACAACCTTGTATGTCCCCGTTGTGCTCCCCTCGAAGGACAGCCCGAAGAAGTCTGGGCGCTCGTCTTTCCTGAAGGGCCGGGGCCGGATGCGCATCCGAACTGCAGATGCAGCTTGGAGCCGCAAGTGGTGCGGGCAACTGTAACTGAGTCGCTGCGAGAATCCGAGGGAGGTGATGAGGACGGCCATTGGGTGACGATCAACGGCCAGCATGTTCTCATTGACGAACAGGGGGTAGTTCAATCCGACGGGCCAATGCACGGAAAGCATTTAGGGAAAGACCATGCCACTGCCGCAATTGAGCCTGACGACCTGCTAAGTGCCAAACGGATTGAACCAATCAACGGAGTGCGCAAACCAGAACTATTTCAATCGCTGGTAAACGATTTTAGCGACGGGGGATGGAAGGGGCGCCCGATCGTTGTGGTTGATGGTGGAGATCACGACTATCGAGCACTAACAGGCTCTCATCGTATTCTTGCTGCCAGAGCTGCGGGGATCGAAGTGCCATCTGTCATCGTCCCGGAAAAAAAATTGGACATCAACCTAGGGGATTCTGGGTACACATTACGCGGTCTATTGGTTGGTGATGACGATATGCGTGCGACCGCATTCGAGCAGGCGGCCAAGAAAGACCAATCGCTAAATAAAGCCGCAAGACTACTGAGGGCTGAAGTAAATCTAGATCCCGACTTTTAACCGAAAGGTGTAGTAATGTTTCGAGCGTATGGAAACCGAGTGTTTGTAGATTTGTCCGAAAGTAACCCGCACCTAACGAAAGGCGGCATTCATTTGCCAGAGAACGCAGCCATCGAGTTGCAGCCGAGCGGTAGGGTTGTATCGGTAGGTCCGGGCGTGATGACCGCGATGGGCTGGGATCAGCCGCAAGTCAAGGTTGGCGATATCGTCAAGTTCGAACGTAGCAACCGCTCGCCGTGGGTGGACAAGGAGAACTACGTCGTCTCCGTGTGGGCGGGTGACATTATTGGGGTCCAACGTGAAGCGGACATCGTTCGCAACCGTAAGCCGCTGACGGAGGCTGTTCGATGAAGAAAATCTATCTCTGCCAGCCGTACAGCCACGACATCAAACGTAAATCACAGGAATCGTTTCAGCACGCCTGCGCGAGCTGGAATGCTATTTACCCCGATACTGATGTTGAGTGCTTCGGCGATCCTATTCGCAGCTCGATGCTTGTTCAGGGATTTAATCTCGCGGCCCATGCTGCCGAAAACAGCGGCGCGGATTACTTCGCCATGATTCATTCGGATATGGTCGCCCCAGCCGGTTGGCTCGCCACTCTTGTTAAGGCGATGGACGAGCATGACCTGGATATGATCCATGCGACGGCATTGATTAAAGACGATCGCTATTTAACCAACACCGGGATCGCCTATTCGCTTGATCCGTGGTCTCGCATGCGACGACTTGCCTTGAAGGAAGTCCATGAGCTGCCGGATGTATTTACGATCGACGATATCCGCCGGCAATTGGACCCTGAAGCGTTGGCAATTCTGCCCAACCCTGGCTGCATGGTGATGAGAATAGGCCAGTGGTTCAAAGACTGGGACGGATTCAGCACGCTCAGCCGAAAGACGAAACCGCCGAATAGTACAAAACATTGCGTCAGTGAGGATTACGTTTTCGGGTACTGGGCGGCGGCACAGGAGCCACCGTTAAAGCTTGGCGTGGCGGGCCCGCGGTTGGTGGTTACGGGTCACATTGGCGAGTACGAATTTAGCACCCGCTATCCACGGGGAATGGATTGTGACCGCGACTACTTCCTCTCCATCGGTAAGCCGCCAGTGGGCGAGGGTAAGTGGGTGTTCCCGGCAGATGTAGACGGTTGGCTCTCAATGACCGAGGCCAAAACGTTGACTCGGCTCGCTTACGGAAATCGTGTGCTGGAGATCGGCAGCTACTGTGGAAAGTCGACCATCTGCATGGCGCAAGCAGCGAAGCATGTTACGGCCGTCGACCCACACGATGGGCGAGCTACGGACAAGCCGCGCTCAACGCTGTTCGAAATGATGCAGAACCTTGCCAAATATCAGGTCAGCAACGTCGAGATTGAAAAGGCCACGTCTGAGGATTGGGCCGCAACCTACAGCGGCGAGCCGTTCGACCTCATCTTCATCGATGGTGCCCACGATTATGAGAGCGTGCGGCGAGATCAGGAGATTGCGCTCAAGTTCATCGCCCCGGGTGGCGTGATTGCCTTCCATGATTACCGCAAGCACCCACGCGAGCATGACGGCGGCTGGGACCCCAGCGTGACTCAGGCCGTGGATGAGTTTGTACGCGAGAACGGATTCACTTTGGAGCGTGGCGGGACCGTGGCGTATATGC